GGGCTGCTGCCCACTCTTGTAACGTTCCGCCGCTCACAGTCTCTTGTCCCTCCTCAGCGCCTCCGCGATGACATCCTCCGTGATGCCCGGCACGGACTCGCGGACGGCCTTCTCTATTTCCTCCCGGCTCGCGTTGACCCTGTACCCTTCCTCGACGATGGCCTCGGCCTGCGCGATTTGCGTCTCGGAGACGGCGGGCGGTTCTACGTGCTGCTGTGCCTCCGCCTTCTCTTCGGGCGTAGGCGGCAAGGCCATCGAACCCGCGCGCCTCAATAACATGCTGCCGTACCACCGCAACTGCCGGGCGTGTTCGGCGAGCGTGGCGGCTTCCCTTCTCTCAAGCTCCGCGATGCGTGCGAGGGAAGCCTGATAGACCTCCCTCGGCACGCTCTCCCGTAGAGCAAGCTCTAGCTCGCGGATTCTCGTGACGGCTGCCGGACTGAGCCACATACCCTACTCGACGCCGCCGTAGGTTCTGCGGTCGCCCACTTCGGTCAGGCGGGCGAGCGCCGAGTAGGTGGCCGACGCCTGAAGGTCGGTGTCGTTCAGCGTCCCGTCCGCGATGCCGATGTCAACGAGCGAGTTGACGCGCGCCGCGAGCGGCTGCATGTCGGCGTGCGTGGCGGTCGCGGCGATGTTGGCCTGTACGCCCGTGGCGGTCGTGGCCGCCGCCACCTGCGCGTTGGTGACGAGTCCGGCCTCGCCGGCCCGGAAGATGGCGTCCCCGACCATGCGGGACGCGCCGTGCTGGTCTGCGTGTAGTGACACTTCAACTCTCCTTTACTCGGCCAAAGCCTCTTCGATTTTGGCGGCGGTGGCGTCGCCGATGCCGGGGAGTTCCGTCAGGTCTTTGACCTTGCGGACTTGGCCGTAGGTGGTCACCCCGGCCTCTTCGAGCGCGACGCGGCCGGGAAAGTCTTCGGGCAGCTTCCCGCGCTTCGAGGAGGCGGCTGAAGTCTCGGCGTCGTCTCCGTCGCCCGCCGACTCCCCTGTCGCCGCCTTCTCCTCTTCGGTCGGCGCGTTGCCCGGCACTTCGGCCGCCAGCGGCCTCGCCGCGGACGGGAAGGAGGGGCTGTGAACCTCGTCGGACTCGACCTTGCGGTTGGCCGCCGCCGCGTCCTTCAGCGCCTTCTGCTCCGAATCCTGCGCGCCACCGCCCTTCGGCGTCTGCTCGGCCGAACGCTCGGCCTCGGCGTTACGCGCCGCGTCATCGCGTAGGCTGGGGCGGCCCGCGGCCGACTCGCCTTCGGGACTCTGGGCGCCCTTGCGGATTTCCTTCTCGAACTCCTCCAGCCCCGCGATGCCGGACTCCGGGCCGCCAGCTTGCGCGGTCGCGTAGACGCTCTGGAGTTTGGCCCGGAAGTCGGGGCTGACTTGCGCGAACTCGGGGTTATCCCTGCGCGTCTTGTTCCAAGCGTCTTCTACGGGATTGCCTTTCGCCATCTTCGGTTATCTCCTTCGTGTGGTTTGGTTAGCGGCGGAACAGTTTCGACAGTACGGGGGTGCGGGCCAGCGCGCCGGGGTCTGCCCCGTCGCCCTTCATCCGTTTCATCAGGTGCGTCATGCCGCGCTGAGCGCCCAGCCCCAGTAGCCCGCCGAAGGGCGACGGCTCGGACTCGGGCACGGGCGGGGGCTGCATCATCTGCATGGGCTGCGGCGGGGGCGCTGCCGTCATATCGGGGCCGGGGTCGGGCGGAAGGACGTTCCCTTGAACTTGCGGGAGTCCGGGGTACATCCGGCGGCGCTTGAGGTTTAGTAGTTCTTCAAACACGGCGTTTGCTCCAAAAGAGAAAGCCCGCCACCGGAGAGGCGAGAACGAGTCTTGGCCTCTGACAGTGGCGGGCGAGAACTGAAGTCTTAGCCCTTTATTCGGTTGTCGTGTGGCCGAGCGCGTTGTTCACCCGGCCAAGAAGTCCGATGAGCGTGCGGCGAAGGTATTCCAACTCTTCGCGCGCCTTTTCGTCCGTGATTTTAGCACAGTCTTTCTGCGCGAGGCGAAGATTATTGCGCCCTTTTATAACTCTCACGGGCTGCTTGCGTTCGGGCATCAACCCTTCTACTCCTCTGTAGGGCGGGCGGCGGACTCCAAGCGTTCAACTACGACCTTCACGCAGTCGGGACACGGCATCAAGCGTCCCTCGCTGTAAGCGGCATGGTCTACATTCTCGAAAGCCCACTCCGAAGGCGGCAACGGCTGTCCACACCAGCTAAGCGTCAGCCGCTCGGCGTGTGTCTGCCTGATGCACTTCACATAATCGGGGCGGGCGTTCATCTCTACTCCTTCCCCTTCAGTGACGAGGCGAGGGCACGGCGGGCGGTGTCGGCTTCAATTAACTCGACGCACTTTCGCAAGCCTTCGCGCAGTTGCGCCTTAAATTCCTCGTCCGACAACTCCCACACATGAACACCGCGCGCCGCATAGTGACGCCTTAGCCATATCATCGCCCACTGCGCGCGTATCCACCTGCCGAGACGCGTGCGTGCAGGCTTCGGCGGTTCCAACGCTTTAACAAGCTCTGCAAGTGGCGATGGTCTGAGATTAGCTACGCCTAAAGGTCTATCGTTCGTCACTTCGACTTCTCTTCCTGTGTATGAGGCGGGGCGGCGGCAGCCTTCCGCCGTTTCCACCCTGATTCGCCGGGGCGCGGCTCATCATACTCCGCGTTGCAGTCGCAGCACTTCGCGTACACCCCCAGCACGCCGGGACTCTTCTCCTCGGCGAGCATCACTAACCCATTCGGATGTCTGCAAGGCTCTTGGCTCAATTCTTTCCCCTACCGCGCGCCATCCCCGAACACGTAGAACCCGACCATGATAGCCACCCCTGTCGCCAAGAATGCTATGAGCAGCGCGAAAGGTATCCGCCCCGTCTTCATCCCACCGGACTCCCGTATTCGTCGAACTCCTGATAGCGCGGCGTGATTCTCTGCTCCGCGAACTTCCTAGCCAGCAGGGCGCTCATCTCCTGCTCGGGGAGCAGTCCGGTTTCGTAGGGCGACGTCTTCTGCAAGTTCGCAACCCTCAGCTTCGGCGGCGTAGCCTCGACCACCTGCTCGGCGTAAGTCAGCGGCGTGGCGGCCGGTGGCCCCGTCACCATAGCCATCTGCAACCCCGTCCCGAAGTCGTCGTTCATCTTCATAGGGCCGTACTCAGTCAAGCCCCCTTCGGTCAGCTTCGGCGGTCTCATCCTCCAATGGTTGAACTGATACCGGCACAGGTCGGAGTCGTGTAATGCGTCCGGCGTCGCCACCTGCGGATACGGGTATTTGTCGTCTTCCACGACGATGAACATACCGGGGCATCCCAGCTTCCAAGTGCCGTCTTCTAACTGCTCGTCCTCAAAGAACGGGTGCGGGGTCTGCTTGTCGGCGAGCATGAAGTGGTCAATCCACTCAAGACCGCCGGTCTGCCCCGGATTGACGGGCGTGAAGGGAAGGCCGTAGACCTTGCGGTAGACGGCCAGCGCGTTGTTGGCCTGCTCGTGGCTCCCGACGAACGAGGTGTAGTGATGCTCCGCGAGTGCCGGCTGGACGAGCGGCGGTATGACGTGAGCAAGTACGTCCCGACGCGCTTCAATCAGCCTCGTCAGGTCGGACAAGTAGGCTTCGAGTCCGGCGCGAGAAGTTGACGCGTCAATCAACTCGCCCCACGTCTGCTTTGTGCCCGGCACGAACTCGCAGATGGATTCGAGCATCCACCGCCCCACGTCGTCAGCCTGCGTCCCGGCCTCGAACGACTTCAGGTCGAACAGGAACAGCTTGCCGGGGAGTTTGGTGTTCTGCCGTGACACGCCGAGCTTCCCTGCGACGTTGGCGTGGTAAGCGCTCTTTGTGGTGGCCCAGTCGTGAAAGACGCGGACGGCCCCGCACGCCTTCGAGATTTCCCGCGTACCGTAGACGCCCTCGAAGTCTGACTTTCTGATGACCATGAGGCGGTCGTCGTAGTTGCGCAGGACTCTGCCCTCTTTGTTGGACTCGAAGTCGTGCTGATACTCGGCGAGGAAGGCGGCGCGGCCGGAGTCGGCCAAGAACACACTCGCCGCGCGCACGTCAATGCTCGGCCACGTCGGCACGGCTCGCTTAATCTTCCACTTGCGTCCCGCAGAAGTCTCGTCAAGTTCTAACTCTAAATCCGTGAACGCCGGGTAGGGGCCGGACTCCTGACGTTCCGAGAGGATGTCGCTCCGGCGCGTGTAGGTCTGATTAACGAAGCCGTTCTCGTGTATCAAGTTTTGCGGCACGAGTTTTAAAGTGTCGGGCGTACCCGCGGGGAGTATCTCGTGCGCGATAATCTTCTGCTTCTTCTCTACCGCGGCCGGGCTGTCCTTCCGGCTGTCAATGTCGTCAAAGACAAACATGGTGAAGCGCAGGTCAAAGAGCCGGCCGCCGCGTACGCCTTCCTCCAAGCCAATCGGGATGATGCCCCAGTGCGAGGATGTGGCGAGGAAGTCCTGCCGCCACGCCGTCTGGTAGCCGTGACGGTCAACGCGAGGGTTCGCGAGGCCCGGGTAGTAATGAGCGACCTCTGGCGAGTCGAGGCGGTTGCGGATTGACTGAATGTGCCCTTTCGCGAGCGCTTCAGTGTCGCAGACATAGCCGACGAAGCCGGGTTCCGTCGTCAGCCCTTCGCCCAGAGCGCCCTCGGCGATGCACGCCCACTCGACGTGGGATGACTTCCCCATCCCGCGCCCCCACATGAGGAGCATCGCCATCTCGGCTGGGGTCAGCACCTCGCCCCGGAGCAGCTTCATGCGGACGGGCCAGTACCAGCCCCAGAACTCGTGGTGAAAGAAGGCGAAGGGTTTGGAGAAGGTGCGCGTGCCGAGAGCCTTGAGCCACGCTTCGTAGCCCTGAGCTTCCAGCTTTACGGCTTGGGGCGTCTTGACGATTTCCCGGTCTGGAGTCGCGACGCCCCCGCCTTCGAGCTTCTTTATCCTGTTGGCTACGGCGCTCACGCGCGCTTTATGCCCTTCGCCTGCTTCTCAAGCTCGTCCACGCGCGCAATCAGGTCGCGCAGCTCTAACGCCTTCAACGAGTGAGAGAGGATGGTCGTCGCCGCGCCGTTCTCCGCGAACGAGTTCCCGCAGTCAAGGTTACGGACGAGCGTGCGAACGGCCTGCGCCGTGGCGTTCTGTAGCTCGGCAATAGCCCCGTCTACCAACTGCCGCTGCGCCGCGTGATACTCGCGCCTGAAGGCTTCGTTCTGCATCCACATCCAAAGCGTCGTGCGAACTAAACCACAGGCTTTCGCCGCAGCGTCCATTGACGGATTCGCTATCAACGCGGCGATGGCCTTCCGCATCTTTGGCGTCAATTCTTCACTATCCCTCTTAGTGGTCATGTTCAATTTCGTTCAATTCTGTTCACTTTAGCGCCGACACCACCCGCTCGCCCGTCGTCAACAGGAAGGCGAGCAAGCCCATCGCGAAAGAGATGCGCCCCAACTCCTGCACCTTGGCGTTGGTCGAGAGCGCGTAAACGACCAGCCCGATGACGAGCACTAACAGTGGCAATAGAACAATCATCGTCCGTTTCTCCTTTACTTTTCAGCCCTTCGGCGGTTTAATGCCCGGCCATGCAAAATTTACTCATCCTGACGCTGCTACTCCTGCCCTTCCAGTCTCTCGAATACGGCAAGCCCGCCGACCTTAAGGGCGTGACTAAAGTCTTCGTGGACACCGGGGCAGACATGCGCAACCGCGAGCGCATCCTGAAGGAGTTGAACAAGTCGAAGCTCCCCATTGAGCTACTGGACTCCGAAGAGGGTGCCGAGGTCGTGATGGCCTTCGGCTCGGAGTCCTCCGACCGCGTGACGGGCGTCATCCACAACCGCGGGGGTGAGACGATGTCCACCTCGACGCCCGTCTGGCGCAAGGTGAAGCAGGGCGCGGGGCAGGTCTTCGTCCTGCGTGACGGCAAGGTGCGGCTCGTGATGTCTTTCGAGGACGAGATGCGGTCGGGCTGGGAGCGCGAACCCGCCACGAACTTCGCGCGCGAGTTCGCGAAGCAGTACCGGAAGGCAAACGGGCTGAAGAAGTGAGTCACCGCTGCACGCTCCTTCTGGCGGGCCGGGTCGGGCGGCGTGTGACGCCCGGATTTCTCGGCGCGTTGTCCCGCGCGTCGTAGAACTTCGTCTGGCTCTTGAGCGTGAACCCCGACGCCCTCATCACGCCCTCAAAAGTAGAGATGGACACTTCTTCGCTGCCGAGCTTCTGGGTTGGCTTCCCCTGCGCAGTCTGCACGGCACTCTTGACCATCTTGGGGTAAGGGGAGACAGCATTCACGGTTCGCTCCCCGATGGTCTTCAACTTCTCTTCGCGCGTCTTCACACGCCCGTCTTCGGCCGCGTATGTCTCCTTGACTCCCTGCCCTATCTTGAGGCCGGTGCCCACTGTGGGGCCGCCGACGAAGTTGACAGCCTGCTCCGTCACGGTGTTCCCGAAGGGCGGCTCGAACATCATCACGGAGCCGGAGAGGTCGAGGCCGATGAGTGCGGGCGCTCCGTAGTAGACGGCATCGGCAACCCGCTCGGCCTCCTCCTTGGAGTAGCCCCGCTGCATGAGCTGATAGGCGAGCGCGCCCGCGGCGTAGTACCCTGCGGTCTTCGTGACCAGCCCGCCCGCCCGCACACCCCCGACGACGCCTTTACCGGCGGCGAACTTTGAGACGCGCGCCGCTCTGGTGAAGGTCTTGTCCGTCTCTCTGGCTCGCAGCACGTTAGCCAAGTTCTCGAACGACTTCACGGCGTAGCCCTTGAACTGGCCCAGCACCTTGCCGCCCGACGTTCTCAGCACGGGCGGGGCGTTCCAGACCGAGTTGTCGAACTCGACCTTCTTGGCCCAGTCGAGCGCGAGTCGGTGCGCCTTCTCGCCTTCTAACCCCGCGCGCTTCGCCTCCTTCAGCCCGTACAGATAAGCCACGGAGC